GAATTAAAAAGAAAAAAACAATCTATACCAAAAAATGTAAGAATTATTGTATGGAATCATTATATCGGAGAAGATATTATTAAACATAGGTGTTTATGTTGTAAAAAAGTTGTAATTTCTAATACAAATTTTGAAGTAGGACATGTTTTAAGTGAAAAAAATGGTGGAACGCATGAAATAAATAATTTAAGACCAATTTGTTTTGCGTGTAATCATTCAATGGGTGCTGAAAATATGATAGATTTTGTAGTTAAATATGGATTATATATCGGTTAAAATAAAATATATTTATATTTATATGAAGGGAACTTATAGAAATAAAAAAAACAAATCTCGTAAAAATATTAAAAGAAAAACAAGAAGATATAGAAAAAATAAAATGGGAGGCCATCTACACGAAGATTTACCACATTATCACTTGTTAATTAGGGCTGCTAGAGGCAGCATACATGAAATGTCTGAAAGATTTGAAAGATCAAAATTAGATAGAAATGTAGAGGCAGGAACTATTGAAGATCTCAAACAATTTGTTATTGATAGAGGTTTAAATACAGATACAACAGGAACGCCTCAACCATTTACTTTATTTTGGAATGGTAAAAAATTGGAAGATTCTAATGTTAAACTTAGAAAAATTGTTGTTGAAGGTAAAAAAATACCTTTATACAAACCAAATATGGAACAACCTATCGTAGTTCTATTAAATAAAGATATTGGTGATCCTGTTTATTTTGAAGCACATGATATTGACTGGAGAGACCCAGACACGCCAAAAGGTCCTTAGTTAAATCGAACATACCTTTGGTTAAATTATATTATTAAATTGAATAAATAATATAATTACTTTTAAATAAAATTAAGTAGCATATAAAAGACCAGCATTGCCTCCAATAAATACTACCATGTTTACTCTCTCTTCCATTAAATACATATTAAAATTGTAATCATAAATTCGCCATGTTGGTTTATTAATACCAATTATATCACCGGTAGTTGGGTCACAAATAGTTAATGATTGTGCGTATGGATCTACTGGAGGAGTTATTGTTGTAAATTCGTATTGAATATTTGTAAATCTACTCATATTCATTGCTCCAGAAGGCTGTATTGTAAAAGGATTTGTATCTAAACAAAAATTATAACAATACAATCCAAGTGGAGCAAAACCAGCCGTCCTGACATATTTTTCTATATAATTGTAGACTCCAACTGGAAGAATATTCTCTCTATATTGTCCATCCATTAATATACCAAGAGCAATCAATATCTGTTTTATGTTTTGTGGATTATACACTCCAGTAGTGTAAAGACCACTTAATTGTCCATTGGGATTTACGCCTGGACCAATTGTTGCTGGGGGTGGATTTGGATTCGGATAGCCGGTATTGCTTGAAGCAGGAGATACATCCTGAGGCATATATTCATAAGGCCAATTTGTATAGTTAGACCATTGATTACGCAAATTAGCATCACTTCGTTGAAAATAAAACATCCAACTAATAACCATACCTATGGAATCCAAATTAATTTTGTTCGCTCCAGTTACATTATAATACGGTTTTTCATAAACTTGTTTAAAAATATATTTTTGCTCATTTTTAGCAAATATTTCAGACTCATCATTCGAGAGAAAACAATAAGTACAATTTAGATTAATATCGGCATTCCAATTGGTTCTAGTATCTAGATAAGAAGTTGGACCCAATGTTTGATCAGGAGGCGTTTGAAGAAATCTATAAAACTGCATATAAAATTGATTAAAGTTTGGAGCAACTACTGGAAAGTTATTTGTATAATCCATTACATCACGAATAGTAAACCATTCATTAACAGGTCTAAATGATACACTAATTTGTAATTCGTTGTATTGAAGTGCGACTAAAGGAAATGCTTGCGTTGTAACTAAATTAAACCATGCTCCTAGAGGAATTATTAAAGTTCTGCCATTTATAGAAGGTTGAGCACCTGCTGGATTAGACGTTACATTAGGTGTTGTTACTCCTGTTCCTTGAAAAAAAGCATTTGGATACGCATTAACACGAGAGCCCGCATTTCCAGGATCATTTAATTCAGGAACATTGCCTATCATTTCATAAAATAAATCTAACTTTTGACCAGAAAAATCTCTTTGTGTTGAAGCTAAAAGATATTGTCCTGAATATTCTTGTAATTTTTGATTACCACAGTTAATAGTGATGCGACTAATTATCTGAGCACCAATGTCTTTTATCCATTGAAATTCATATGGAGCCCAGTCGGTACTTCCTGTTTGAACTCCGTTTGAATCATAAATAGGTTGTGGAGGCAAAATAGGGCTCCAAATAGTTGGTAAATTGATTGAAATATAACAATCCATAAGTAAGTCAGCATATCTTTTCACCTTAAAATTAAATGTAGATTCAGTTGTTAAACTGAGGGAAGGAGTGCCGTCAAAATCGAGCCTGAAATTTTGTTTACCAAAATTAGTATATTTTTTATACGCAGCCTTCCAGAAAGTCTTCGATGGGTTACCGTTTAATAACACATTTTGATTTCCTGTTGCTACAAGATTTAATAAGCCACCAGCCATGTTATGTATATTATAATCTTATAATTAAATTATTTTAAGTCTAAAATATATAAAAATATATTTATTTAATATAAATAGTTAAATGAATACAGAAGAAATTATTTATGAAAATAATTCTTTAAAGGAAAGGATTAATTTATTAGAAAATGAAATAATAAACCTTAAACATAAGCTTAATACATATCAATGTAATTCTAAAAAATACTATGAAACTCATAAAGAAGAAATTAAAATAAAAAATTCTGAATATAAAAAAACATATATTCCGTCAGAAGAACAAAGAAAAAAATGGGCTAGAACCGCATATTTAAAAAAAAAGGCTAAAAATGAAAATGAAAATATTCTTTAGGAGTTTTATATAGATTTTATAAAAACTATATAAAATTATTTTCTTTAGTTAATTTATAAATGACTAAAATTAGGAATAAGTATGATTTTTTAAGATTAGAAACACATTGTAATGAAAATAATATTAAATTGTTACATGATTATAAAAATATTACAGTTAATAGGGATGCCGCGATTGAAGCAGTATGTTTAACACCAGAGTGTAATAATATTGTAAATAAAACATTTAGAAGATTTTTAGATAATGGAGGTTGCTATTGTTTAAAATGCGTTCAGCAAAATAGTTATCATAAAATAAAAAATACAAGTTTAAAAAAATATGGGGTTGAACATTATTTTATGAATAAAGATATAATAGAAAACAGGAAACAAACTTGTTTAAATAAATATGGTTGTGAGAATCCAAATCAAACTAAAGAAGTTATTAATAAGAGAAAGGAAACTAACTTTAAAAAATATGGGTTTGAACATGCTTTACAATCTAATTATGTTATCGAAAAAAGAAAGAAAACATGTTTAAAAAAATATGGCGTTGAACATATTTTAGAATTACAAGAAGTTATTAATAAGAGAAAGAAAACAATGTTACATAAATATGGTGTAGAGTATGCTAGTCAAAATCCAGAATTTATTCAAAATAGAAAAGAAACCTGTTTAAAAAAATATGGGGTTGAAAATTGTTTTCAGTCAAAAGAAATAATTGAAAAAATAAAAAAAACAAATATAAAAAAATATGGAGTTGAGTATCCTTCACAAAACGCAGATATAGCAAATAAAACATTAAATAATTCATTTGTTTCAAAAAATTATATATTGCCTTCAGGTAAACAAATAAAATATCAAGGTTATGAAAATTTTGCTTTAAATGAAATTATTAATAATATTGATGAAAATGATATTATAACAGGCTGTAAAAATGTTCCAAAAATTACATATAATGATGAAAATGGAAAATTACATTATCATTTTGTAGATATATTTATTAAGTCTCAAAATAAATGTATTGAAGTTAAATCAACGTGGACATTAAATAATAAAAAAAGTAATGTATTTTTAAAGCAAAAATATGCTAAGGAATCTGGTTATGATTATGAGATATGGGTCTATAACTCAAAGGGAGAAAAGGTTGACTGTTTTAAATAAAACTTTATCAATAAAATTAAAAATAATATAATATATTAGATTAATGTCAAGCCAACCTACAGATTATTTGTCAAAATTGAAATCTTTAGATGAAGATTTTCAGTCATATATGATAATGGCATTTATTTTTATTATTTTAATTATATTTATTGGTTACATGATTTACCTAAGTAGATTAGACAACAGTGAATGTAATTATATGAATAATTTATATTCTACTGTTGATGGCGATATAAGACCTATTTCAGAGAATGATCCAGACTGTAAATACAATTTATACGATTATTATATTAAAACGGCTTATAATGCGTGTTCAGGAGGAAGTTACAAAAATGATTTTGTAAATATTTGTAATTTAAAAGCAGTTCTAAAGCAAGGTGTTAGATGTTTAGACTTCGAAATTTACTCGGTTAATAACCAACCAGTTGTTGCTACAAGTACATCTGATGATTATTATGTTAAGGAAACATTTAATTCTGTTAGTTTTGGAAGTGTAATGGACACAATTAATAATTATGCTTTTGCTGGAGGCACATGTCCTAACTCTACTGACCCACTTATAGTTCATTTAAGAATTAAAAGTAACAACCAAGATATGTATACAAAATTAGCTGATATATTCAAATCATATGACAATATAATGCTTGGAAAAGAATATAGTTTTGAAAATTCAGGTAAAAATTTAGGAAATATGCCTTTATTAAATTTCAAAAACAAAGTTATTTTAATTGTTGACAAAATAAATAACGCGTTTTTAGAAAATGCTGAATTTCTTGAATACGTAAACTTAACTAGTAATTCGGTATTTGTAAGAGCGTCTGATTATTATGGTGTAAAAAATAATCCAGATGCTCAAGAGTTAACTGAGTTTAACAAAAGAGGTATGACAATTGTATTTCCTGACAGTGGTATAAGTCCTGCTAATCCAAGTGCTACTTTATGTAGAGCTTATGGATGTCAAATGGTTGCTATGCGTTATCAATTAGTTGACAATTTGTTAATGGAAAATGCTTTATTTTTTGATAGAGCAGGTTATGCTTTTTCATTGAAACCAGAAGACCTAAGATATGTACCTGTTACAATTCCAACCCCAACGCCACAAAACCCTGCTTACTCATATGCTACACGTGAAGCAAGTAGTGATTTTTATAGTTTTAGTTATTAAATATTAAATAAATTTTTCCATATTTTTCCTAGTTTCCATATTTTTGTAATCATCGTGTAAAAGTAGTTTAAATTTATTAAACGATATTTTTAATAAAATTTTGTCTATAAGTTTAAAATTATTCTTTATTTCTGAAATAATGTCTATAAATTTTAAGGCCGGCGACCAATTATCATAACAAGTAATCGTATTACAACATAAACAACCTTTATTAGTTAAAGACTTTAAAACATTTAATTTTTCACGACTAGTAAATTTCAACAAACTTGTATAATCTTTACCATTTACAATGACCTTGGGAGGTCTAAATGGATATTCATTTGGTAAAACAAACGCGAATGTGTTAAATTGTGAAGTTATATTATTATCTATTATTGTTAATACAAGTGAATCTGAAACAGTATTAAATGATAAGTTAACAGATTCAAATTTATTTATAAATAGGTTTAATTCCGCAGAAATTCTTTTTCTTCTGGTAATAGGAGTTGTACTATTAAGTACTAATAAACTAGCGGAATCAAGAAGTTCAGTCATTATATAATTTAATAAATATTGTTTAATTATTAAATTACTTTTCAATTTTATTTAATAATTAATTCTAGTTAATATATAAGAAAGTATGAAATCGAAAAATATTTGTAAAGATTTAACATTTGACGATTGTGAATTATCAATATTAAGAATGGCGGTTGATAAAGCCGAAGAAAAAATAGCAAAACGTGTTGTAAATTCAGAAGATATCAAAAATATTATTAAAATAGTCGAAGACTTTATTAGACAAAAAGATTTAATTTGTTATGGAGGAACTGCAATTAATAATATATTACCAACTGAAGATCAATTTTATAATAAAGAACTTGAAGTACCAGATTATGATTTTTTTACTATAAACGCTTTAGATGATGCCAAAGAATTAGCAGATATATATTACAAAAAAGGGTTTACAGATGTAGAAGCAAAAGCAGGTCAACATCACGGTACCTATAAAGTTTTTGTTAATTATATACCAGTGGCTGACATTACACTTTTACCAAAACCAATATATAATGCCATTAAAAAAGATTCAATCAGAGTTGGTGGAATCTTATACACTCCCCCAAATTACTTAAGAATGTCAATGTATTTAGAGTTGTCAAGACCAGCTGGAGATACAAGTAGATGGGAAAAAGTAATGAAGCGTTTAGCACTTTTAAACAAACATTATCCAATTACAAATGTAAATTGTAATGACGTTGAGTTTCAAAGAGCTATGGAAAATAAAACACAAGAAGACGAGATTTATGATAATGTTAGAAATACTCTTGTTAATCAAGGTGTGGTATTTTTTGGTGGATATGCCATTTCATTATATTCACAATATATGCCAAAAAATCTTCAACATAAATTAGAGAAGATAGCAGATTTTGATGTATTATCAAATGATCCAGAAACAACAGCACAAATAATAAAAGAACGGTTAAAAGATGTAAATGTAAAAAATGCCAAAATAATAAAAAGACAACCAGTTGGAGAAGTAATACCAGAACATTATGAGATTAAAATAGGAAATGACACAGTTGTTATTATCTATAAACCAATTGCTTGTCATAGTTATAATATTCTTAATATAAAAGGTCAAAAAGTAAAAATAGCAACAATTGATACTATGTTGAGTTTTTACTTGGCATTTTTATATGCCGATAGACCATATTACAATCAATTCTTAGAGAGAATACTATGTATGTCAAAATTTCTTTTTGACGTCCAACAAAAAAATAGATTAGAACAAAAGGGTTTACTTAGACGTTTTAGTATTACATGTTACGGGCATCAAGAATCTGTTGAAGAAATTCGAGCACATAAAGCAGCAAAATATAAAGAAATTAAACAAAAAGGTGACAAAAAAGAAGTTGACGAATGGTTTTTAAATTATAAACCAGATGAAATAAAAAACAAAAAAATAGAAACTGGTAAAAAAATACATAAAAAAAGGAAAAGAAAAGTTGGTACAAAAAAAAATAGAGGGTTATTAGCTATTTATGGAGGTAAAACGAGAAGAAAATACTAAACAATGTTATTCATTTCTAAAACAAACACCTCCATAACAATTATCTAATTTATCTTGAAATGTAACCTTTTTATCTCTGTTAACGTAATATTTATAAATTAAAAATAACAATACGGCAACGACAATAGCAATAGCAATATAAATATATTTTAAATAATCTTCGCCATCAGAAGAAGAAATAACTTCATTAATATCAGGGATATCACCTAGCGCAAACTCTGAAGTAGAGATAGTAATATTTTCCATATCTGACATATTTATTAATAATATAAATGCTAAATAATTTAAACTTATAAACAATAATTTTCCAATATTATGATAAAAATATCATATGATATTTTTGATAATATTTTATATATTATAGTCTCTTTAAACTCAACTGAAATATGCTTTTTAACGTATATTAATATATGTATTAGATAAATACACATTCTCTCAATTATCTTTTTTACATGGTTAAAACAAATGTTAGAATATGTCCAGTCATTAACGTAACTACACATAGGTGTATTGCTTTGCTTTATAAAAAAACTATGTATATCAAGTAAACCAGAGAGAATTCTATGATAATTACTCTTCTCATTTTTAACATTTAATAAGTTTCCTAATTTGTCACTTCCAAAAAGATCTAAATATAGTATTTTTCTCTCTCTTTCTTTGAAAATAAAAGGTATTATACCATCGATAGATTTGTTTTCATATAACACATTTCCGTCTATTAAATAAGGTATATAACTAGACTTGATAATTGTATTAATGATATCATCAACATCTTTATAAACCGATTTAACGGGTTTAGTACCTTTTTTAATGTTATTATATGTAATATATAGTCTTCCATTTACTCTCTCGCATATATCATTGGGAATGTGTTCCAATAAATGTTTTTTCAATTCTTTAATCAGATTAAGATTGTATGTTTGCCTAAATTCTTTATTAATTAAATCGTATAATTTGGGCATTAAATCGAGACTATCAATGAAATATAAAAATCCAACAATGGAGCCAACACTACATCCTGATATTCGTTCTATTTTAATGTATTTTCTATTTTCCATTTCCTTTAAAAAATATAAGGCACCTACATGATAACTTCCATTAAATATTCCACCGTCTAATACAATATCCATTTTAATTGGTTCTTTTACGTTTTTTATATCATCAGGTAAATTCTCTATTAATTTAATTACATATTCATTAATCATTTAATTATTATAAAAAAGTATTAACTATTTTATAATAAAACGTATAATATTTAACAAAAGGTCCCACACAAGAGCGGTGCTTTAAATTTTTTTATTTTCTAACAATCTAGACATAAACGCTTCTTCGTTTTTATTTGCTACATAAATATTTATTATTTCAGCAGGTGAATATAAAAATTCTTCTACATTTACAAGTTTCTCTCTATCTATTTCAGTTTCAAATAAATTCAAATACATTTCTACCAAAGTGTTGTGACTAACATTGTTAAGTTCGTGTGTGATGTCAATTCTACCAGGTCTAACTAGAGCAGGATCCAATTTGTCATAGTGATTTGAAGAAATAATCAAAATTCTTCCGGGAGTCTCTCTAATACCGTCCCATAAGTTAAGAATATCATCTAGTGTTATGGCTTCTTCTTCGTTAATTTTTGACATTATTTTTGTAGTACCAGATTCATTTAAATCGCAAATAGATTGTAAAACATCACCAATTTTAATATTATCGCTATCAGATTTAATAGTTGTAGATTTTTCTTCTTTTTTATTTCTATCTAATACAATATCTCCAATACAATCTATATCCTCAAATACAATAATTTTTTTATCAAAAGATATATCATCTTTTTCATTATCTTCATTATATCTATTTTCAAAGAAAAATCGCTCTAATTGACGTTTTGTCTTAATAATTTTAAGAGATAATACTATAATATGTCTATTAGTATAGTTAGCCAACGCTTTAATAAACGAAGTTTTGCCTGTTCCAGGAGGACCATGTAACCCGATTCCTAGAGAATACGGAATTCCTTTTTTATAATACCAATCTTTATTACGTAAGAAAAAATCAATTTTTGAAATAATTTCTTTTTTGCCATCAAAAAATATATTATCAAATGTTCTAGCGCTTTCAAAGTTGTCTTCTCTCCAATTAGCTAAAGGTGAATCTTCATCTTTTTCAATATTTACTCTTTCAAGACAATAAATAAATCTTTTATTAATTCGATTTTTTTTAATTGATGATAAATATTTTTCAGTAATATTATCAATATATTTTTTAAGATGACTAACTGAGTATTTATATGAATAAATATTAATAGTTATTTTATCTGTGCGAGAACTGGATTTTTCCTTTTCATTACGTTCTTCTTCTTCTTCTACTTCTGATTTTACAAAAATACCTTCATCTATTTCAAAATGTTTATCTTGATAAACCATAAAAATATCAAGATTTTTTCTTTTATCATCTCCATTAGACGAAGACTGAAAATTGCTATGAGTTTCTTTAATACTGTATACACTATTAAGCTTATCTATTTTATTGATAATGTAGCCCCACATTGCTTTAAAACGGTCACTATAAATTGAAGATGTATTGAGAGCACAGTTAAACGCTGATACTACAGAACTTCGCTTACCTTCAATAATAACCATATTTTTTTTTAAAAACCAATTAGTAATATCATTATATGACAATTTAAATAATAATCTATCTAATCGATTATCATAAATATAATTAATTATACATCCAAAGGCACTGATAAAAATAGTAGATATAATTGTATCATACAACATATTACCAGTTTTAAAGTAGTTAACCATGGACATTTTTGTGACATTAAAATAATTTGAATGTATTAAATCGAAAAATTCTTTCATTATCTAATTTACGGTTTAATCTTTAAACTATTTAAATATATTAAAACGCACCAAAATGATTTGTTACCTTATTTAGAGTATAATATAAAAGTCCAAACAGCACACTAGAAAATATAAACCCATTTATATTAAAATTTCCATCATTTGAGAATAAAATAGGAAAATAACTAAATAAAAATTTTCTAAAAAATGGTAATTGAAATAAAAAATAAAGAACGGCTAGTAATAAAGGAGTTTGAATTTCGTTGTACATATCATCTAATGAATTTTGGTGTGACATGTTTTTATTGTATTCATCGACCATATCAGAACTCTCTTCATAGTTTTTAATATAATCAACCGGATTCTGAGGTTGTGGAACATAATTTGGTTGAACTTGAGGGTCAGTGCTGTGACCAGTTGTAGTCATAGGGATATCTCTAGAAGGTAATTGAGTAACCCCGGTAATGCTAGCTTGTTGAAGCCCGCTTACTATTTGACTAATAGTTGATTGGTCAAGAGACAATCCTGTAGATTGTTGTGCTACATTCTCTGTAGCAGACATTGATATATTATTACTGATAGTTCCTCCTCCAACGGGATCAGTAGGTAAATCTAAAATACTAGTTGAATCGCTCATAATTATTATAAAGAATGATTTGATTATAATAATTACGCAAACATTTATTTAAAACCAACTGTTCTAACATTAGCATCACATTTTGTTGGCATAGGTGAATATTTAGCACAATTTTCTCCAGATTTATATATTTTATCCTTAATTTTCTCTAAAGGTGGAGCATAAAATACTAAACAATCTTTATCTTTACAAACAGTTCTAAAAAGCGAAGCTAATCCAAAACCCAATAATATAGACATTATTATTCTTCCAGTTTCAGTATGAACAAATTTACCAAGATGCATTCCCATTTATTATATAGTGTGAGTATCTTTTTACCTAATATTTTTTCTATAAATCCCTAAAATAACAAGAATTGCGTTTTAATAAATTTATGCCTGGATAGGTATTCCAAAAATTGCGGTTTTGTCCTTAGGACAGTCTACGACTTCTTCTTCAAATGAGAAACAATTATCTGCTTTATCTTTAAATAAAATTTTATGTACATTTTCTGGACTAGGATAAATATAAATTGTTTTCATTTCTGGTCCTAAAATATAAATAAAAAAAAGTCCGATTGCAAAACTAATTAAAAATACAGGCAATGAAATATAATGTAACAGCATATATATTTTATAATTATAATAAAATACATATCTAATAATTTAAACATATCCTCTATCAAACCCAGTTTCTTTTGCAACGAGTTTGTTCATGGCATCAATTAACATATTATAATTCTTTACTCCATCTTTAGTAGAAAAAAGTGTTAGATACGTGTCTTGTAATGAAGGTTCTAATTTAGTATTAAATAGGTCTGAATATATTTGTACGCCAAAATCATATTGTGGGCCAGCTGGTGATGTAGTGTCTTGTGATCCATCTTGTGATCCATCTTGTGATCCATCTTGTGATCCATCTTGTGATCCATCTGATGAGCTACTTTTAACATTTTCTATTTTATTAGGAGGAACAATTAGATTTTTTGGAGCAACAATCTCACAAGGCTTACCTTTTTGCCGATTATTTACACATTTAAACATAAATTCTTTCATCCAATCATTGTCTGGTCTTATAACAGTTTTTAATTTAACTGGTAATCTATCCCATAATTGATTATATTCAGGTATATTCCACGCGATACCATCTTTTCCTTTACCATATATGGGCTCATCTTGTGGTATCTCTCCATTAGCTCTAGGCTGTATTTTAGGTAATACTTCTTCTGATTCACTTGATTCGATAATAAGTCTAGATTTTTTAGCATCATAACCCATATCAAAACTAATTACATTGCTTTGAAAACTAGAAAATAAAAGATTAGAAATACTATATTTATTTTGTATTAAATTACATGAATTAGTATCCTCATTATGCCAAACAAAACTTTCATTATATTTTAAATTTCTAATAGTAGATAATATTGGTACTAATGTTGTATCATAAATATTAATGGCATCTGATATAAAAGATTTATTACCAGATTCATCGCTTTTTTTAATACAATCCTTAATTTGATTTATGTAAATATATGAATTAGTAATAGATTCCTCAAGTTCTTTCTTTTTATCTTCATTATCAACAATGCTGTTATATTTACTAAGATATTCTTCATAAAGGGAAGAATAAGTAGAAACTGCGTCCTTTGAAAAATCAAATTGTTCTAAAGCATCTTCAGTTGTTAGATAACCAAATAATAATTTATTTTTATCATCAATTATGGTATTTTTAAGTTCTTTAATTTCATCTTCCATATTTTTAAGAATATCTGTAATTAATTCAGTTTTTCCACATCTAATTTTAATTTTAAAATTACACGGATTTGAAATGATTCCGCATGTAGCATTATATTCTCTATACGATTCACTATTTGAATCTTCAGGACTAAATAATACTTTAAATATTGAACCTCCAGGTCTTTTACAATTAATACATTTGGGCTTAAGCTTCATAAATTCAGATCTTTTCTCTCTATTACTCAATGTTGAATTGTTAATAATTCTCTTTTTATTTGCCGCAATTTCTGCTTCATATTTTTGTTTAAGTTTAAAATATTCATTTAATGACTCTTTGACATCATATACAGTTTTTAAAGTTTTATCCATTATATATTATATTTAATAAATTATTTACAATATTTAATTTAATAATTGTATTATTTTTTAGAGTGAATAATGTCATATTCACTTTCCCAAGTAGGCAATCCTGTTATTAATTCTTGATGAGCAATGCGTTTGGCTTGTTGAAAATTTTGGATTTTAGAGAGAATATATTGTTGCTTTTCCTTATTTTTTTTCTCTAATTCAACTGGTGACAATTTTCCTTTGTATTTATAAAGTAGAATTAATCCTAAAACAAGTAAGAAACCTATAAATAATCCAATATTGAAGATCATATTATGAAAATTATCTCTAACAATATGACACTGTTTTAGAGTTTGATGTAGAAAATATTTAACTCCTGGTTCAGTAAGTACTGGTTTAGGCGAAGCTTCGAATCCATTGAAATCCATAATAATTAATGTTAAAATTATAAAATAAATTATACATATTATCTATATGGCTAATTCTTATTTAAATATTGTAACATTTTTACTAACTACATTATTTTATTATTTGGCAATCAAGCCAAGTTATACTTATGAAATATCAATTGATCCTACTAAACAAAAAGAATACAAAAGCAATAGTTATATGTATTTAGCTATTTATTTGCTATTAGTTATCGTTATTCAATTTATGGTAAATTCATCTATAATTTCATCAACGTGTGGAGGAAGTATTACAGAAAATATGGGAGCAGCTGGTGTATTAACATTTTTGCCATGGACTTTAATTTTTGGTGTTCTAATTGTAATACTTACTGTTTATCCAGGTTTTAAAAGCGCCTTTTCAGATGTTATTGGATATTTCTGGGTTTCAAGTTCAGCAAATAAAGTAATTACAGAATTATTAGTTGATCCTAAAATTCAAAAGAAAATGGACGAAGATACTACATCTACACCTCAACAAAAGGAAGCCATGATGACAGCTGCTGATACTATTATTAAAATTTGCGGAAATACCTCTGTACTAGTTAATCAAATAGTTCCATCTAATTTCCAATCTTATTGGAATATATTAACACCATTATTAAAACCTAAATATCAAACTGAGAATCCAGAAACAGAAAAACTTAGAAATGAATTATTCGAAATTGTCGTAACGAGAGATAATGTTGGAGAATCAATGTGGTATATGTATACCGGATTATTATTAACATCGCTTGTTCAACTTAAAATAACAACAAGAGGATGCGTTTCAAATCCTAAAACTATGGAAGCAAATTATCAAAAGTTCAAAGATGCTGAGCAAAAGGCAAAGGATCAAAAAGCACTAGCCACAAGTACAACTTATACTATTACATCTTAAAGTGTAAAAAAATAATTTAAATAATAAACTACATATATATTATATAAATTACAAAATGAATAACAGCTGGGAAGATTGGGAAGATGAAAATACTGTTTTACATGTTCCTAATAAAGAACAAATAAAACGATTAGAAGAGAGAAAAAAAATAGAAGAATCTGAAATTGCTCTGATGAAAGATTTTTTTGACAATGACAATAACAATACTAGTAATAATAAAGAAACAACTGAAATTAAAATAGGTAAAATAAATAAAGTAAAAATAGTTGACAGACAGAGAGAAAACGAATTAAAACAAAAAGAATTATCTGTAAAATTAAAACAAAAAAAAGAAGCAGAGAAAAAACATTCAGAAGTATTCGGTGAAATTATACATGATAAATATGATGAATATGATAAATACTAATCAAATTTAAAATAGTTTTGAACTAGAAATAAAAACCAATACAGCTAAATAACATAAAATTCCTAAAATAATTGATAATAACCAAATAGGTAATATAGTTTTGTTTCTATATCCAACGCCAAAATGACGAATGCTTCCATCTTTATTGTAGAAACATGTTGGTTTCAACATTTGAATCGAACCAAAAATAAATAAAAATAAAATTATAGCAGCTAAAGGGGCATTTTCTCTAACATAATTTTTAAGCATCTTATATATATCTTATTTTAAAAAAACTAGCATAAAAGCTAAATTACTTTAATATTTTATTTTATTAACAAAATATTAATCCTTTAATTATTTATTACTCATCCCAATCAACTAATTCATCTCCATATCCCATAGACTCTAAACTAGTATAATGATTTCCGTCTGTATAATCTTCTGTTATATCGCGCATGTCATTATCTTCGTCATCAATTTGATTATCAAGTTCTTGCTGTTCCATATGTTCATCAATTAATATATCAATATTTTCATCATTTGCGTCAGGATTAGATTTTCTAATTTTTCTCTCTGCCTTAACCATTTCATCTCTAAGATCTTCTTCCTTTTCATAATAATCTTTATCATACATTGTAAGACCTTTTTGCATTCCAGCACTATATTTACCTAATTTATTAATTTTAAGAATAGTATCAGCATCTCTTAACTCGTCTGTCATATTTTTAAGTCTATCAGTAACCATATCTTTCTCTCTTTCACGCAATTTAAAGACTCTATCTTGAATTGATTCATATGATATATCTACAGTATCCTTTTGATTATTTAATATATCTACAAAAGCAAGTATTAACTCAGCAGTTTTTTGTCTTAATTCTTTTTTATTACCAGTTAACAATGTGACATCTGTTCTATTTCTTGAGGTCATAGACAAATCGACTCGTGTTTCAGTGTCTTCAAGATATTCAGCCGCAAAAATATCAGAAACCTCAGCTTCCTTTCTAATTTCAGTAACAACCATTTCTTCATCATCGCTTAATTCAATATAATTAAGTAAAACACGAAGTAAATAATATTCGAATAAAAATCTACTAGTTCTCTCGTCAAAAATAGGCCTAATTATTTTTTCTTCACCCATTTTGATGCTTGAAAATTTGGGAGTTACATTGGCAATTCTTACTAAATTTCTTGAAGATTTTTGTACTGTCGTTAAAACATTTAGTAAAGTGGGATTACCATAAAATGATTTTAATTTTTCATAATATCCACCAATATAATTTTTAAGTTTACTAGAATGATTTTTTGAGAACCCATAATAATTTGGAATATGAACGTCATCATAATTAACTTTATTTAAAATAATGTTAGGGAATACATTAACAAAGTTAGAAATAAAATTTTTATAAAAATTTACAATATTATAAAGCTTATCATCACTAATTTTAATATTTTCATTTCTCATTGAATTATCAGCAATCCAATTAGATAAATTTTCTATTGTTTTAGTCATTTTTCTAACGGAACTATTACTTATATTTGGTCCAGTATTTTTTTGAACAAATTCAATAATTTCTTCTTTCATAGAACCAATATTTCTTATTAAAAAGTTATTTAAATCTTTTACTTCTTGCGTATAGTTTTCAGTAGCTATATCGAAAGTATCCAATGAATTGCTGATAAGATCTCTCAAGGATTTTTCAACAACTTCATCGTTTTCATCATCAATTGACTCTAATGTTTTTGTTAATCTTGTTATAGAAGATATTTCAGGATTATTTAAATTAATATTTACAATATTATGTCTACCTATCACTTGAAGAAGTCTAAGGAACTGTTCATTTTTATAATTTCTACCATCTTCCTTTAGTTTCTGAATCATGCGGTCAACTGAATCATTTGGGTTTATTAATCCGTTCTCAGGTTTGTCTGTACATAAGGGAAGTAAATCTTGTGGTATAGGCATTAAAGATTTAAATTTACAAAAATAAATAAACGCCAAATAAATAGTTTTTTCATTATATTCGTTTGTAATAGACGGGTACACATTTTTAGTATTAATATCACTAAAAAAGATTCCACCTTTTGAATAACTAATAACATCTTCCATAATATTAGACAAATTAGTAACAATTTCATTATATTCAGTAATTCTTGGATCAATGCTTGAAAAATAAGAAAGTGTATTCTCACCCTCTTTAGTCTCACAACATGAGTTTTCTAAATAAGGTTCATTATTTGATGTATGAAGAAGCAAATGACTCTTTTTAACAATTTCTTGAATTCTCTCAATTAGAGCAAGAGAGAAAATAATTATTTTAGAATTTACTACAAGAAGTTTTTCTCTTTGGTTAACTGAACCAGACCTTAAATCGCTCATCAATGACTTTTTAAACTCTGGTGAAATATTTACCAAATGTTTGATGTTAAATCGCACTAATGGTGGTAAAAATTGAGACCATTTAGCAATATCATGTTCTTCGGGTATTTCTGTAGCAGTATTAGTCAATAAATAAACTGTTTTTTCTTCAAATTTCCTTCTAACTTCTGAATTAGCAAGCAATACATCATCAATCGAAGCCTTAAGTCTAGCGTTTATTACTTCTATTTTTTTTCCTTTTAATACGTTCCATGGTTCGCCAGACTCCCTAATATCATAAGCTACACAACCTAAATATGTTAAACTACTTAAATCTCCTTGACCTTCAAATGGGTAACCAGTAAATGATCTAATACATCCAGGATGCGTTTTTCTTGTCTTCACTGATGGAATGGACGTTTGAACGGCGATTAAAAATGTACCTAATGTGTAGTATAAAATAGCCGTGTTATAGAAATCCTTATATGACATTATTTTTTTACCCTTTTCTGCCATCTCTCTAACTTTGGATTTATAATCACTTTCAGACTCAACCGTTTCTTTAATTGAATCTAAAACAGTATTAATAATAAATTCCTTTTGGATTTCAATATTTATGCCCATGGCAACAGAAACAGCATTTATAATATTACTTATCATTCTAGTTTCGGGTGTAATGTATTTAATATCTTTTGACGCTGCTGCTGACATAATTTTGTTTCCAGCATCTTCTTCCATAACAGATCTACTAGATACCTTAAATCCTTCTTCATAACCTTCTTCAACATCAAAATCTGCGTGACAAAGTGGCCATCCACTATGTTTATCACACCATAAATCACCGTCGTCACTTGCCACACCAATTAAAGATTTTAATACTTCGAGAAGATGAATATAATCTTCTTCTCCACCTGTAACATATGCTTCTGCTAATTCATATTTAAATGCTGGCAATATAGGTAAATCACTTTTATTACAATATAGCCAATGTTCAGACTCTACTTCATTTAATGGACCAAATCCTTCAACAGACTTTCTTGTAAAAGTGTTAACAAATTTAATAATATCGTGTTGTTTTTTAGCAAAGTCAGCTTGTCCAAGAATAAAATTCAATATTTTAGAATATGGTGATACTGATTTACCGGTTGCGTCTACTTCAATTGAAGAGCCAAATTTAAATTTCTGATTATTATATTTTAATAAATTATTTGTTTCAATTTTTGTTAATCTGGCATTAATCGATTCAAGATAGTCAAAACGTTCAGTTATTTGTTTCTTTAATTCTTCATTAGAAAGTTTATATTTTGTATCAAATTCATTAATAACATCTTTTAAAAGTTTTGTTTGTAATCCTAATTCATCAGATTTGGTTGATTCACATTTATCAGTATTATTTTTTGTAACATTAATACATTGTTCTTGAATATCACATAATATAGATGCTTGATCAGTGTTTATGTTTTCTTTATTTAAATCAGAATCTAATTCCCATTTATTATTTTTACGAATATAATATTGCACTTCATTACTAGATTTTTCATTATATCCCAAATACACAATAGCAAATTGACCATCAATTACTTGTTTGTGACCATCAACAAGTGTATCTGCTAAATATTCAGCATCAGTTTCATTCATTCTCTTTTTTTCCATCAAATCTTTTGAAATATGAGCTTTTAATTCTTCAGGAGACATTGTAAGAACTTGTTTTTCATAACCATCTTTATCTTCTAGTATACCATAATTTGTTTTGTCGTATTTTTTATCAAAATAAATAAGTTTATCATCATCTTGTTTTAAAGCATCCAAAGATGTATAATATTTTGCTATGGTTATGGTTCTACATTTATTATTTTCTTCTTCTGTCTTCATTTTGCCATCAAGTTTAGTCTTTTCTTGATCGAATAATGTGGAAAATTCAGATGGAAACATTAATGGAAAATTTTGAATAGAGAGAGCAGTAGTATATAATTTTTTATAATCCTTCAATGTTAATTTTCTTAAAATCTCTGAATTTGTAAAAAAAGTTGGATCTGAAATATCATAATCTTCATTAATAACAGTATTGCGCATATTTCTATTTAGACTTTCAATAATTGAATAGGCTCTTGTTGGAATAATATTATTAGATTTAATGCCGCTAAGAGATTTAAACGCTCTAGAACGTTCAATAAATTTTTTATTGAATTCGGAAATTTTTTCATTAATAAAATCTATAATTTCAACATACTGCATATAGGTTAAATCATCTGAATAAATCAAAAATGGTTCCAAATAAGAAACTACTTCAACAATTGATAACTTACCAGTTATATATTTTTTCATTAAATTAAAAAGGACGCGCGTTTTCGGAATAATATGGTTTAAATATTTTTTGTATGTTTCACCTAATGTTAATTCTTGTGTTTCAGGCAGATTCAATACATATTGTTTTATGTTATTAGCAAAGTTTTGTTCATTAAACTGGATTTCATCATCAAAATTATCAATAAAATTCAAATTAACATTTGTACTTTTTCTAAGGAATTGCCAATAATTTATAAAAGCATTATTTAAATTAACCTTATCTAATATGCTTGTCCCTGGTAAATTAATTTTTGAAAATCTTATTAAAGGTTCAGGCAAAAATATAACAGATTTAATGCTCATATAATCATTTGGGGTCATATTTGTTCTAACTGTTACCATGCGACTGCCAGTTGAATCAATTGTATCTAATTTAGTTAATCCAGTATTATATTTTTGTATAACAAATCTTCTACTCCTAACAGCGTTATTGCTGTAAACCGAAGAATACAAGTCTTCCAAATTATTAATTACAGTGTTAATATTATTAACAGCCTTCAATTCATATATTACTCCATTTAAATCCTCGTCTTGTAGTTCTTTAAAAGGTACAGTATATGATCTGTCAATTTCACGATATAATTCAGCATATTTGTTTTGATCTGAAGGCATATTATTTGATTTATAGTTGTCAATTATTTCCTTAAGGTCAACAAGTGTTTTGTCCAAATTAAGATTAATAATATCACCATTTTCTTCATCATAATTTTCCGCGTTATAAATATATTTAAAATTTTTAACAACAGGCAAAATCCAGTATAAATTGACATTTAAATCATAAAAATAGTTTTTGATTATTGGCTTATTGGAAGCTTCCTTTAGTATAAATCCTTCAACATTACCATAATTGTCATAAAATGAGAATTTTTCACGAAGTTGTTTAAATCTCTCAATCATGGTATGAATATTGTTTAATACTCTTGGTGTTCTTTGTGCGTTTGGAATTGTAGAGAGAAGTTCATCTAATAAGTCGCTAGTTTGTGTTTCAATACTATAACGTTGACTCTTAGATGCTACATCAACAAATTCGTGAATAGGTCCAAATTCTTCGTCGCCAAATTGTACTTGATCAGCCTTTATAATAAATTCCCTTATTTGGTTTTTAATATCCTTAACTGGAATAGTAAGTTGAATTTTTTCTGGTTCAACAAATTTCTTTTCAACTTCTAATTCTGGTATTTCTTCTAAAGGTTCTAGTTCCTTTTCTACCCGAACCAAAGGCTCAGAAGGTCTCTCTCTAATTTCTATCATCTGAATTGGTAAATTTTCTGGGAGACCTTTATAATCAAAATTAATATATATTACATCATCATCAACCGTTTTAATTTCAATCATATCATTTTCTAAATTGGTTATCTCTCCAGTAATAATAACAGGAAAATCACCTTCAAAATAAATATTTACCCATTTTCCAGGTAGTAAATCATTTTGCCTAGCATAACTAGGCGTCTCGCTTCTGCTTAAAACAGCTATTCTTGTTATGTTACCATCTCCAATTGTACCATCTTGATCTATAGAAAGTCTAAGTCTTTCTAATGTATCGGCATTTATTAAATAAGCTTTTGCCTTATCAATGTAATCAATAATAAATGTTTGATCATTTAAATTATCATTTAATGGGTTACTAATTTGTATAACATCGCCTAATTGTAACTCTAATACAGTATCATCTGATTTTGGTTTAGGTAGTGTTTTTTCTTCGGATTCACTGTTATTTTCAGACATTGTTTCTATATTTATAATAGAAATTTTTATGCTTAAGTAAAAATCAATATATAATTATAGTTTAAAGACTAATTGTAATATTATAATTATTAACAATGACTTCTACTAGATATATACTTTCAGATATTAAAGGTTTTAATGAAATCGTAAAATGTGATGTAAATAATTTAGAAATTCTAAAATTAAACAAAATTGAATCGCGAACATCTAATAACTCTACTTACAAAGTTGTTAGATACGATAAAAATTTTTTAAGCAGTGATTTAATACCTACTTATGGTTTGTGTCGATCCGTAATTATTAATAGTAAAAATAATGTTGTTGGATTTGCCCCTCCTAAATCTATTTCAAGTGAGCAATTCATTCAAAAATATAATGAGAATACGCCTGGTGTAGTCTTTGAAGAATTTGTTGAAGGAACAATGATTAATGTGTTTTGGGATGATTCTATTGGTTTAGATGGAGGATGGGAAATCGCTACACGTAACACCGTAGGAGCTACATCTAGTTTTTATAAAAGTAAGCAATCGAAAACATTTAGAGACATGTTTTTAGAGGCTTCTAATGAAAATAATATGAGTTTAAATCTTTTAGATAAGAAGCATTCTTATAGTTTTGTTGTTCAACATCCTGAAAATAGAATTGTTGTTCCGTTTAAGAGACCTCAACTTTATCTTGTTGCTGTTTATTCAATTATTAATGATAATAATGGAATTGCTGTAGATGTTCATGATTCTCAACAATTCAAAGAGTTTTTTAGCACTACATCAGTAAAGTTTCCTCACTATTATACGTTTCATACGTATTCTGATTTGATTGAAAACTGTGCTTCTATGAATACTCGATATGACTGTGTTGGAGTGGTTCTTCATAACAAAGTAACTGGAGAAAGAAGTAAAATTAGAAATCCAGTTTATGAGCAAGTAAGAAATTTAAGAGGCAATCAACCTAAGCTTCAATATCAATATCTTTCTTTAAGAAAGGAGGGTAGAGTTGGCGAGTTCTTAAAATTTTATCCTGAAAGTAAAAAGGAGTTTTCAGGATTTAGAGATCAAGTTCATTTGTTTACCGATACACTATTTTCTAATTATGTTTCGTGTTATATTAAAAAGGAGCGACCTCTAAAAGAATTTTCGGAGCAATACAGAACACACATGTTTAACCTTCATCAAAAATTTATTAATGAACTTCGAGAGAAAAAGCATTTTGTTACAAATACTATTGTACAAAAGTATGTAAATGAACTACATCCATCTCTATTGATGTATTGTTTAAACTTTCAAATGAGAAAGAGAAATATTGATGCTGTTGTTGCTGAAAGTAACATTTAAAAAAATAAATTTATCAAATAAATAATATAATTTTAGAAATTTTATATTATTTATAATTATTTTTCAATAATAACATTTTTTGAAATATTTTTAATGATTTTATCTTCTTTTTCAAAATCATTATCTCCAGGTCCTCCCATAGATTCCACAACTATTTTATTGTATTTGTCGGAGATTTTGGAATGATATTTATTATAATCTGGATTTACTTTTTTAAATTCGTGAAGCAATTTTTGATTCTTACAAGCAACTTTTCTAACAACTTTATGTAATTTTTGTTTCTCTTCATCCTTCTCCCATTTATCATCATCTTTAATATACATAGTTTCCCTCTTTTTATCAGTACAATGAACCGGTCTTTTATTGATGTCAAGTTCATTAAGGTTCTTAACTATAATGTTAGATATACCTTCAACATAACCAATCTCTCCAACCTTTTCTAGATCAGATAACTGTAATTTGATAGAATCAACAAAATCCATAATATTCATAGCATCTTTACATGTTTCATTTAAAAATACTTGTAAGTTAAATGTTTTATTATGTGAATTAGTATGAGTATTATTATTAGTAGTATTATGTGTCCCATTTTTTGCTATTTCTAATATTAATTGTTTAACATCTGAATGTTCTTTAATAAGTTCAGAATTCTGTTTAACTAACATCATAATCAATTCATCTTTTTTGTCATGTGTATCAATATGTGGTTTATTGTCTTTTTCAGAAATACAATTTTTAGAATGTTTCCATAAACCAGAACGAGTTTTAAAATCTTTTAAACAAGTTTCACAGCAAAAACTTGGCGAGCATAATTTTGGCATATTTTTGTTTCCTGCTGATTCCAAAAGGTTTCCATTTGATAGTTTTTTGTGTTTTGATGATAATAAATGATTATCATAACTACTTTTTTTAGACGTTCCGTAGTCACAAAAATTACAGTAAAATTTTGAGCATAATTTTGGCATAATTTTGTTTCCTAAAGTTTCCATAAAATATAAACAGATTATTTTTTTAAGCTTTAATAAAAAAAATTATGCTAACATTTTAAGAATTATTTTTTTGGTACTCACATGCTAATTTTCAATTATGGTCACAGAATTATATTTTTGACATAAAATATCCAAGGTTTTCAAAAATGGACAAAAAAAATGTCCAAATTTGAAATTGAGAAAAACTTTCCCATCACTTTTTTTACACTTTTATATAATAAATTGATTTTCCTACTTAAAGCCGATTTTATTCCTTTACAAACTTAGTGAAATCTTTTTTCAGTTTACCATAAACTTCCTTTGAAAGCTGAATACACTCTTTTAGATGACCTTTAATTGTTGATTTCTCAACAGGTTCAGTATAAGACACTCTGATAAGACTATAATTATCATGAGGGTGCATCTTTTTAAAACCACAGAAAGTAAGAATATTCTTTTCATAAAATTGACTATACAAGAAATATTCTAGCATTTTTCCAATTGTATAATCCTCATTTTCAAGAACAATATCAAAACAATTTGCCATAGTATTTTCAGCAACTTTAATTTCCAATTCATCTTTATCAATTAAAGAGTCGATATCAGTAAGTTTATCTAGTAGAATATTACAAGCAATATTAACAATTTCATCATTCGTGTGAACTCCAATTGATTGAATAACAAAATCGTAACTATCTTTCTTGTAAATGCGTTTGCCGTCTAGTAACTTCCAATTATCTGATTCAAATTGAACTTCTTTCTCATTTTTACCTTCATCCTTCCATGTTTGAATTTTTCTAGCAAGTTCTGCTTCTTGAGCGGCCGTATCAACAGTAAATCCATATGAACATGTAGAAACAGAATTAAACATTCCATCTTCCTTAGCAGTTCCAATGTCAAATTCGCAAGTCAAATGAAGTTTTTCACCTGGTATTTCGGCAGAGATTCTAGGACGCAATCTAACAAAATCAATAAAATAACCTGTATAATCATCTGCTGGGAAAATTTCTCTAATCTTATCGGCTGGCAATTGTTTTCCACTAACAAGATCCTTTACAACAAAATTTTCACTAGTAACAAACATAATTGTATCAGTAGTATTTTCTACATTAACTTCCATAATATAATTTTTTAAAGGAAAATCGCTGATATCTTTAATGTGAATTGGAATACAACTTAAACGTTGTTTAATGATCTCATTATTTAAACGACTAGTATTAGCAATAATATTACACTTATTACGATCATTAGGGGTTGTTCTAAAAACGACTAACTCAATATCTGATAAAACAGTTCTTCTAATAGCATTGGCCAAGCTGACATTTACACCACTTAAGGTGAAGCCAAGTGATCCATCATTAGTATTTAAAGTCTCAAGGTGTGGGTTCATTATATCTAATATATCTTTATATTTAAATTGTAAATTTAAATCATTTTTTTTTTAAATGAGTTAAATATTATTTTGAATAAACTTAGTATAGATTAAGATGAGTAGTATTTTATATTATAGCAAATATTGT